TGGTGCTGCATCAAGATAGTTTGTGGTTCTACTACTGCGTTGTCGCCGCCCCGCAGGTAGTTGTGAACATCCTGCGCCCAGCGCAGCATGTTGTCCTTGTTCGGGACGGGGACAATGAAGCCGCGCCTCAACGAAGGCCACCGAGTTTGATGTTGGCTCGCATCAGGCCAATCTTCCAGCCCGCTGCCCTGCCTTCAAAGCGAAGCGCGAATTGGCGACCGCGCGCCCTGACTGGAGTTGGACTAGCGATGACATAGGGACCGAAAGTGTTCTGGCTGAGGTTCGGCATGTCTTGGGTCTTGATGGTGAGCGTGACGTCGTTCGGGACAGCCTCGTCAGGATAGAGGTAGTCGATGTAGGCTTGGTTGTCGCCCTGCCCCAACTCAATCGGACCAGTCTCGCAGTACGGGGCTGGGCCAGTCTGGATAGAGACGTGGGCAAGCTCGTGGTTGAAGATGCAGCCGTCTGACGACACCATCATGGGCGTGTAGGAGCCGAGCATGTCGATGCCGGTGCTGCGGTCGATCTTGCCCTTGGTCCAGTGGTTGAGGGCGTAATCGTAGCAGACATACGAGTCAGGCTCGTCAGTCGTGCTGTTCTTGGACTGGTACAGCCACCAGACTTCGTTGAAGTCGCGTAGCGTCATGCCGTAGGTTTTGCTGCCCTCAGTCTCGCTGATGTCGTCGTAGAAAAAGTCGATCAGGCTGGATTCCAGCTTCTTGAGCGAGCCATCGTAAAGCCAGAAGTTTCTGGCAGAGGCCCACATGGCAAAGCGCGCCGTAGTCACGAGCGAGTTCGCCGACAGCAGGCCGTTGTTATCGCCAACACGGTCGAAGCCGTAAACGTAAGGGGGTCCGAGATAGCGACCTACGTAAACTTCGTTTTTGCCGATAACAATAAGCTCGTTTCCGATCTGCGTCAGCGCCAGCAGCGGACCAGTACCAGCCAAAGTCAGCGAACCCGCTTGGTTTGTGACTGCGGGGGTCCAGTTGGTGTTGTCTTCAGACGCGGACCACTGGATGAGGCGCGGCGTCGAGGTGCCCCCAACACCCATGACAATGCGCTCGTCCGTCACGATGACGTCCTGCATGTCTTCTGGTGCTGTTGTAATTGCGACAGCGGCTGCCGACACGGGCACCCATTCGTACAGATCACCGTCGCCCCTGAACTGCGCCAGTAGGTTTTCGCCCCAGAGAGCGAACGCCCAAGACGGAGCAGGGACCGGCAGAGCACCGGCAGCGTTGCGGGGAGTGCCGTAAGAGGAGCTACCGTAGGTCGAAGTACCGTAGCCGACATTCAGACCGGAGCTACGCGCTCCGCCTGTGAAGCCAGCAGGCGTAATGTCGTCGATAGCCCCAGCAGAGTCGATGTAATAGAGTTTCAGGTTCGTGCCGACGACGATATGCCGAGCACCTGAGTTTCCTGTCCAAGTGATGATGTTGCGCGGAGCTTCCAAGGCAGCGTTCGCGAACAGGGCGGCAATATCGGCACCAGCGCTGGTTTCACGGCGCTCCCAGCCACCGATGACGCGAATAGCCCCGTCTTTCCAGCGCACAAGATTCGAGTCAGCCCAGCGCATTTTGCCGCTGTAGGCCGTCCCGTTCTTGTAGACACCCGGTTTCAAGTCGATAGGAATGAGCGGCATTGTGTGGCTCCCTGTTGGGCGCAGAATACATCAGCCGCGCAATTTAGCCAATGTCTTTGGTCCGGCGATGCCGTCAGCAGTCAGCCCGTTGGCTTTTTGCAGGCGCTTGACTGCGGACTCGGTAGCTGGCCCGAACTTCCCGTCTGGAACCATGCCTAAAGCCGTCTGTAGCCGATACACGGCGTCGCCAGTAGAACCCCGGCGCAGCACCTCGTCCGGTATGGGGACGTCCTTGTTTTGGGCAGCGATAATGGCGAGCGCTTCCTTGTATCGCTCTGCCCGGTCTTCTAACCCGTTGGTGCCGCCGTTCACCAGCTTAGTCATCCTGATAAGGTCGTCGGCGTCGCAGGCTGCGTTGATGTTCCGAGTTTTCCAGTACCAGCAGGCGGACTCAAGCGCACCCTTCTTGGTGCGAACGTAGTCGATGACTTGCTCTGGAGTCAGGCCTACAGTCTTGCCAAATTTGGTGTAATTCTCGCGGCCAGTTAGCTGGATGATGCCACGGCCACGGAAGCGGTAGCCGTCTCCTGACTCGACGTTACCGTTGCCCATGCGGTCGGCATAGACAAGATTGGCGATCTTTTCGGGCTGCCGGGAGTACAGGTTCGCGTCGCGTCCTGCCTTGATGAAATACTTCGGGAAGACTTTGTTCAAAGTCTCAGCGCGGTAGTTCAGGTTCTCTTCTAAGACAGTGAAGTCAGCGCTCTCGTGGCCGCACTGCGCGAAGAAGCCAGCAAGCCTGTGTGGCGTCGTGATTTCGTACTTGGGCAGGATTTCGAGGGCCTCGTAAGCCCAGCGGTCTGCGCCGTTGCTACCGCGCAGAAGGCTGACAATGAGGCCGGTCGTCAGGTCCATTCACTTCGTGCGCTTGTTCCAGACGGACCATCCGGCCACGAACAGGGTCGTGATCGCCCCGCCGATGGTCATCGCCGTCTCAGCATCGATAAGGCCTTGGCCGACGAAATAGCCGCCGCCTGCGGCTACGAGGGCGCGGACAACGCCGCCTACTTGTTCAGTAGTCATGCTCTTAGTCTCCTCATTTTTCGATAAGTTTGACGGCGACAGCGAGTCCAGCACCGACAACAAGCCAGAAACCTTTTTCCATGACTTGCTCGACGACGCCTCGTTTAGTCGTACTTTTTTCAATGTCTCCGAGCCTCACATCCAAGTCTTCGTGCCGCAGATCGTATGCGTCCATGCGCTTGAACAACGTCACCATGCGCTCCTCAATCCGCGCCATCGCGGTGACGACCTTGGTAAGCTCGTCGATCTTATCGCCGAGCTTGTCGATGTGTTTCTCTACGCGCTCAAGTCTGGGGTCTTCAGCCATAACATTACGATTTCATAATGTAGCAGAGGGCGTAGTAGGGCGGCAGGTTTTCGTGTGCAGTGCCGCTTCCGATAGAAGATGATGTCGCGCTAAAGCCGTGGGTGTGGGTGGCAGAAATGCCGCCAGTAGTGAACGTGTGCGCGTGCGCGCCGCCAGTGGCGGTGAATATGTTTACAGAACCAGCAGACACGGCCCCGCCGATGTTGGACCCGGTGCTTGAGTTGATGTTTGTGTCGTGAGTGTGGCCGGGGTCGGTAGAGGTAGTGCCACTGTGCGTATGGTCAGCGCTTTCGGTGCCTGTCGTGCCGCTGACTGTGTGCGTGTGCGCGGGCAAATTCGCTGTGGAAAGCGTGACTGTTGCCGCGCCGCCAGTGGCCCCGACTGCGTAAGTCGTACCTGCACCAACGACAAAGCGGTCCCGCAGGTTCGGCGTGCTGTTTGTGCCGTCACACAGCAGCCAGCCGGTCGGAATTGCGGCGGCGGAACCGGACCAGATGATGATCCCGCCAGACGGTACCAGCCCGAAATTGCCAGCCGTATTGATGTTGTCCAGCGTGTTCAGCTCAGCCGCCGTGGCGGTTACTGCCGTTCCGCCGATCTTCCACAACCCCGTGGACAGGTTTGGCTTTGCTAGTTGTGCCCCAGTGCCGCCCAGCAGCGCGTCAACTGCGTCTAGATCGGAGTTGATCTTGGTTCCCCAAGTGTCCGCAGAACCGCCAACTTCTGGCTTCACTAAGGCGTAGTTTGTCGTTGTGCTATCTGGCATCGTCTATCTCCTCAGTCCGGCGTCAGGCGACGACTCCGGGCATCATGGGTCGCAGTGGGCTGCCAGCATAGCGCCGCCCTGCTTCGGCGTCTTTTACTGACGCCAGTGTCTCGTCGTACTCGTTCTTCCACAGTGCCACACGTTCGTCGTCTTTCAAATAGGCGGGCGTGTGTCGAAGAACGGCGTAGGTGTAGAGGTCGAGGTACTCGTCCGCCAGCCACGATGTATTCGTAACAGCGAAGTCAGGAATTTTGGCGTAGTACGTCAGGGTGACAGTACGCGGCGGGCTGTCTGTCGCGGCCATTGGGCCGACGAACAGGAGAGTGTTGCCAGCCACTGTGTAGATCGGCTGGAAGGACGTAGCGCTGACGAGCTTGATTCGCTCGCGCTCGTAGGGGCTGACGTACTGCAAAGGAGCGGGCTGGCTATCCGACGTGATGGTCCGCAGTTCCATGTAGTCAGCAGGCAGCGCCAGCGAGTCAGCAGTCAGATTGAGGGTCGCAGTTACGACCATGCGCTGAATCCGCAGATCGCGGTTCAATCTGGCGTGGGCCATGTCCACCATGTTGCCGAGGTCTGCCTCGAACACAGCGTCGCCGTTGCGCCAGACGAAACGCGCGATGTAGGCGGTAAACTGCGAGTAGTTCATTTCTGATGCACCCTTAGACGCGCCCAAGTACCGTCTTGCAGCTTCCCTTTAGCATACTTCGCCCACTCGCGCGACCCCACAGCAGCACCACATTCTTTCGACCACTGCTGGGCGATAAGGACTGGAACAGTGCCGAGGTACTTGCCGCCAGCGGGTCCAGTGTTCGGACGCAGCGTCTCGGCTGCGTCCTTGGCGGCGTCGATGATAAGCTGCACGTTCTGCTGCTTTACGAAGTGGAACGATTTCCCGTCTGAATCCAGAACGAGGCGCTCGGTAATCGGCTGAACGGGCAGGTTCATATCAGTCCTCAATGTACGGCTTGAGGTAGCCGAGCTTGTTGTAGTGCTTCGCCAAGTCAGCGGGCAATTCGATGATCGCGCCAATCGGAGTCAGGTCGCGGCACGCAGCGCCGTAAGGGGCGATAGCGCCGTTGACGACTTCGTATTTCGCCACTTTCGGGGCTACTTCCGTCGCCTCGTCGGCCTTGCGGGCACGGCGCTTGGGGGCCTCTTCGACCGCCTCAATCAGCGTTTCCGGCGCGGTGTTTTCTTCAGTCATGGGGTTCCTCCAGAGGTGAGCGAAGGCGGCAGTTGCCTGCCGCCTTCTAGGTTATCAGGCGGGTGCGTTACCAGTGGTAGCGTGCACTGCGCCGTGGGCCTTCTCGTTCGAGATTTTCAGCGTGTACTCGCAGTGGACCATGCGGCGTTTTGCATGGCCGGTCTGGGCGAGTTCCGTCTGACGCGGCGTTTCCAAGAAGCACAGCGACGCGTACTCAGGGTCCAGAACGTAGACCGAGTAGTTGTTCGAGGCAGTGGTCTGCTGGAAACGGTTCGGAACGACAGTCAGTTCACCGAAATCTGAGTCATAGATGTCGATGGCAGCAGTCAGGCGCTTGTCGATAGCGTCCTTGTAGCGCGTGGCGTTCCCGGTGAAGGACTGGGAAATCACGCGCTTGTTGTTCGCGTTGACCATGATGATCGACGGCGTAGCGCCTTCGGTCCAGCATTCTTCAATCACGAGGTTCAGGTTTGCTTCAGTCAGGGCGACTGCAGTACCCGGAGTCAGCGTACCGCTCGGGTGGCCGACAGTCGTGCCCGACAGAGTCGGAACAGCGCCGCCAGAACCCAGCACGACGTTCGAGCGGAGCCAAGCAGGCAGACCAGCAGCGGCGCGGGCGTTGCCGGACGAGCCAGCAGCAGCAGCGACGTTCTGCAGAAGCATCGACTCCATGTCGCGCTTCATTTCCTTGAGCTTCAGGGCGACCTGAGCAGCAAGGCGCTGGACGTTTTCGGCGGCAGCATCGACAGCTTCCGACGTGTTCGACACAGACACGATTTTGTCGCTGATCTGGGTGTAGTTGCCGAAGCGCTTACCCAGCGTTCCGTCATCTTCGCCCGGAGCGTCTTCGCCTTCAATCACTCGGTTCGAGGTCGAGGGCGTCGCCAGTTCAACCACAGTCCACTCGTGGTAAGTGGCCGTAGCCGCAGGACCAGTGCCAATGGCAGTCTGGAACGGCGTCTCTTCCGGCGAGATCATCGTGTACTGCTGTTCGAGGTCGTCCCGAATAACAGTGTTGTCGTAGGTTTCGATGGTTTGAGCATCAACAGCCATGATAGATCACCTTTTTGGCTTGCGGACGAGCATGGTGGCGGCAATGTCTTCCAACCGACCAGACCCTCTCGCTTTTTCAAGAGCGGCCTTCTGCTGCCTCGCTATGGTGGTTGCTGCGGCGACTGACTTGGTTGCTCCGGGCCTCATGACTTGCGTTGTCTTCTTCGGGATGACTGGGTTGGCCTGCCCTTTCGCCTTCAAGCGGCGATAAGCAGCGGCGTCGGCCAAGACGTAGTACATCCGTTCATCCACGATTTCGGCCAGTTCTGCGTCTTGAAAGCCATAAGAGCGTGCGCCCTCGACCATCATTTTCTGCAGTTCTGGACCCTTTACGGGATCACGCAGCACAGGCATTGCCTCTACGAGACGCTGGGCAGCTTGGACCTTCATCTGGTCGCGCGCTTGCGCCTCTTGCTGGTGGAACAACGCTACAGCCTGCTGCACTTTAGCGCGCTTCTCTTGAAGCTGTGCTTGGTCTGCCCTCCAGTTCTCCATTTGCATGAGATACTGGGTCGGGTTTGACTGTTGAAGCGACATATCAGGCTGGTTGACTAGAGGCTGGAACATCAAGTTCTCGAACGCAGAAAACGCTTTCACGAGGTTTTGACGACCAGTGTTTAGCTCCTGCTCGACGGAAAACTTCAGGCTTTCGGCCTGTTTTTTCGTTTCCGTAGCGATCTGCAGGCGCTTTTCGATTGCTCCTTCACCAGAAAAGGCGCGTTTCAAGTCAGCGAGCGTTACTTCTTTCTCTTCCCCATCTACTGTCACCGAGACGAGAGTGTCGTCGGTTAGTTGGAAAGCCTCGAAGTTTTCATCATCTGCTTCGTTAGCGTCTTCGGTAGGAACTTCGCCGTCGTCATCGACTTCCGGCGTAGAAGCGTCGTCTTCAGACGCAGTTTCGACGATTTCATCTTCCGCCTCGTCAACAGCGGTGTCGTCTTCAGCCTCCTGAACAGGGTCGGCTTTGACAAGCATGGAAGCAGCGATTTCGTCCATAGACATACGCTGCGGTGTTTCAGCGGCTGCGAGAGCCATCAAGATTTCCCTTCATCGACGGTCCTCGCGAGGTTGCGAAGTGTTGCTCGAAATGTGTTCACAGCCCTGACTCGGGCGTGAATGTGGGTCATCTTTACAGTGTCTTGTGCCTCAACGGAACAAAATTCTGCGAAGGCTTCCGCGATCATCTGATTCAAAACTTCA